CGGTCGGTGCAACAAAAATTTCGTTTCCGTTTGCGCTTGCCCAATCAACGCCGTTTCCTGATGCGTTTGAATGTAGTGAAATGTAAACACACGAACGGGTTCTTGCATATTCATTCGCACGGTTTGCGCGGTCGGTCAATGAAATGTCACGCCAATCGTTGACAATGTCAATCGCATCCATCCCCGCATCATTCAAAGCCTGAACCAAACGACGCGCATTGTCGCGGTTGTTTACACCCTCAAATAAAACAAACGGTGAACCATTTGCAAAGGTGCGGTCATCCCATCTTGGTGAACGTTTTCCGCTTGTTACATATTGCCCCGCGCGGTCGTGTTCGTTTGGATATGTTCCCCCGTGACCTGGATCAATTAAAAAAAGAATTTTTTTCATGATTGTTCATTTTGATTGTTGCTTTTGATTCGTTCATAAATACCACCGCCCGCAAGCAATGACAAGAACGTCAGCATTTCAGCAAGTACGAATTCAAAGTTTTCTTGATTCGTGTATATATACGTCAAAGGCGTCAACACAAAAACAACCATGTAAATAAAAATGAACCGCTTTGTTGACCGTTTTATGATGTCGCTAATATATCCCCAAACGGCGCGCATCGTTATTTGTCAAGTTCACGTTTCTTTATTTTGTTGTCGAGCATTTGACCTTTGATGCGATGAAACAAAAAGAAAGCACCACCCAAAGCAAGGAACAATTGCAACCAATCGTTCACTTGCTCTAAAGTAATCCATTCGTATATCTTTATTATACCCGTTGCAACAAGGGAAAAGATACCCCCTACATTCGCTTCATCGCTATCCATTAGATCTTTGAGCATTTTAGATTTCGTATTTCTTTAAACCGTCAAGTGCGCGTTCCATCAAATTGGCTTCGCCCTCATAATTCAAATTTGACACCGCAATGTTTTCAAGTTCAACACCGTACAGTTTCGCGTTTGAAGTTTCCAAGGTTACGTTCAAACTGATTTCATTACGCAAGGCGTGAACAATGATTGAATTTGCATCGACCTCAATTGTCGGGTTTGCGATTTCTGTATTGAATTGTGGGAATTTATATGTTGCCATTTTTTTTATTTTTTAAATTATGTTAATGTTGTTCCTGATACTGTGAAGTTTCTGACGGGCATATATTCGTAAGTGCTTGTCTTTCCCGAACCATCTATTTCGCCGTCATAATTCCTAAAGATTAGGCAACGAGTTGATGAAGTTGGTTGAGCCGTCGATGTGTAAAATACTTGATACCCAGATACGTTAAAAGGTGCGTAAAGCATTGTGTTCCAATATGAATAATCTGCAAGGTTTGCCATTTCTCTAATATTTGCTAACCTCCATTGACTTGTGTATGAACCAACAGAAAAAGTCAAAGAGTTATCGATTGCTATATCCCATGTTCCTTGCTGAAAATTTCTTGCATATCCAAGTACATCCGTACCGTTATAAGTTGACCAATCAATAACAATGTTGTTTGTATAAGTCTGACCGCCTAATTCGTCCGTGAATCGTTCAAATGTAGCAAAAGGATTTTGAGATGCCAAAGTAAAAAAGTCCGTTGCTCTACCCGCTTGTATGTCGCCGTCATCACCAGTCCTCAGAACTACTGTTTGGTTCGTTTTCATTAAAGTTGCTCCTACTGGAGCTGCTCCGCTACCGCCCGAAGCTGGTCTAAAACCCGTGTTCGTTCTTAGAAAGTCACGGAATGTTGCTTCGGTGTAGTTTGTGCCGTCGTTGTCAACCCAATTGACCGCATCCGATACGGGAATGATTAGTTGTTCACGTTCAACTTGCCCTTCTGAAATCAAAAAATTCCCCGCAGTTTCTTCGTACACCGTTTTCCCAATTGGAAAAACTCGATCAACATTGTTCGCGTCAGTCACGACAACATAGTTTCCTGATAAATATATTACTTTTGCCATTTTTTATATTGTTTTATTTTTGTTTTTAATTTAATTGTTCAACGGTATTTCACACAATCCGATTCGTTCAATGTCAACCGACAAACGAATTGACCAACCCGCAGTATAATCAAGTAAATAATTGTTGTAAACTTGTGCGGGGTATGGTTGTTCCGATTCAAGCACTTTCACTTCATCTTCCAACCATCGCGTCAAATCTTGGTTTAATATCATTAGGGTGTCATTTAAGACATCTTCGGTGTTCTTTCGGTCTTTCCTTAGTCGGTCAAGACAATAAACGTTTACGTCCAAAGTATTGGCAAATTCTTTTGTGTCAGCACCAACGGGTTCAACAAATAAAATCGGGAATTCAATTTCCGCCGTTGATAGGTTCGGCAGTTGTTCCCGAAATTCAGAAATGAAACGAATCCCGACCTTGTGATTATCGGCGAATTGCTTCAATAGATTTGTGAATTGTGAATACCCAATCATATAAACAGAATGTCAGAATTGAAATTGTTATCGTCTTGCGGTGCAATGATCGCGGTCTTGTTTTGCTTGTCAATGAATTCAGGAAATTTCGCTTTGTTAGTTCTCAAATAATCAACAAGAAATGATTCGTAAAATTCCGCTTTGTTTTCGTAGTGCGTTTTGACAAATCCCGTTTCGGTCAAATCAACGCTTTCGGAATTGTCACCGCTTTGTTTTTGGATTCCTTTGTTCTTTATTTGATACGTCAATTCGACAACGCAATCCGAAGTCGCACGCCATGCAATTGCGGGTTTCATTTTAGAAACAAGAATTTCTTCGTCAGCCGTTAATGTTTGCGCATTGTAAGCAAGCAACAAATGATCATAAAAATATGAACCAAGAATTGATTGCATCCAGGTGTCGGATGCCACGGTGATGAACGGAACGATTTCATTTGCGTCGATGTTCTTTGTCAACGCGGTCGCTTGCTTCAAATATGCTTCGGTAACGAAATAAGTCAATGCCATATTTTAATTATTTACTTTTGAAATTAGTTCTTGCGCAAATTCTGACGCTTCGGTTTCGGATTCAACCAAACTTGCAATCGTGTCACCGCCGTCAACCCTTGGCAAGTTAGCCATCGCACGCACTTCGTTCAATGTTAATGATTCAAGTATTTTATTTGCAAGCAATGGTGACATCGCTGAAAGTATTTCGGCGGTTTGATTGACCTGACTATTATCACCCTCGACAATAACGTCACCGATAATTTGATACCCATTGATTTGAAACTTGCCTTTTGTGTCAGTTATTTGACAAAGCGTTTGACCAAGGTTTTCCATGATGTCACGAAGTGGGAAAACAACATTTTTTTCCCAAATGCCGTATGACATTTCTAACTCTTGCGCATTACCCAACGAACCCGAAACCTTTATCCCCATGATTGACGGGTTGATTTTGTGAGCAAAACAAACCGCATCTTTCAATTCTTTTGCCGTTTCTGTGAACAATTTGTCGTTTTGATTTGTCGGTGCGTTTACTACTTCGGGAGTATTTTCAAAACCGTCACCCGTTAAAACTCCGACTTTCCCCGCATTTTCCGCGCCCTCGTTCCCTTTCAATCCATCAATAAAACTTTGTTGTTCTTCTTTTGAACCGAATCGTTTCGGGCGTCGTATAAAGACCGACGGAAAGATTGATTGTTGTATGTTGTTTTTGTGTAGGAATGACATTTCACCATCAAGGAAACACCAATTCAACGCGCTTGAATACGTTGGAATAGGATAAAAGTCTTGACCTGGTGCATCGTCTTGCATTGTATAAAGCACTTCACCATAATTTCCCGCGGGGTTGTATGGTTCTATTTGTCTACGCTTGCGACCGTTTGCCCAATCGTCAGAGTATTCAAACGAACCGTCAAAGTTGTATCGTATTTTTGACGGATCGATTCGTGTCATCTTCAAAAATTTCCCACTATCCGAAAAATTCATTAATATATGAATGCGTCGGTGCAAATAAAAGTCACGACACAAAACGTTAAACATCGAATTCAATTTGTTTTTGCGCATGAACACACGAACGTCAATGTTGTTCTTTGCACTATCTTCGACGGGTTGCACGTCTATGCCCCCACCCATCACGGCGTTAGTTGTGAAGTCTACAATTGAACCATGCAACGGGCTTGTGAAATACATTTGATTGAGCAGTTGCGGAAATAGATTGTCTTGCCCGAAATAAATGACACCCGTAGATGACCAACGCGATTGAACAAACGGAAGTGATAGGTTTCCTTTTCCAACTTTCAAAAATGGCGTGTTGAATGCTTGCGGTGATGTTCTTGCACCCGATCCGTTTGCGTTGAATTCTATTCCAAAAATCTTCATAAATATATATCTGTTAAAATGTCATCACTTGACGAAACGGTCACGATTCCAAAATTCACGGGTTCACCTACGACGTCGCTAATTGTCGGGTTGATTGTTTCCGATTGCCATGCAGTATAATAATATTCACCTTGTCGCAATGTGGTCGTCAATTCAAATTCATTGTACCGTTCCTTTGTTGTGCTTGTGTCGGTCGGTGTAAATGATTCGACAACCTCATCCGCAACATTGAAAATCTGAATCAAATAGTGCGGATTGGCAACCGTTGTTTTTGGTGCAAATGTCACAACGATGCTTGTTGATATGTCCTTTTCAAGTTTTATCATATCAGTATAGTATAGAAACCGAATTTTGTTTCATAAAAAAAGGGATGAACATTGTCACCCCCTCTTTTGATTGTTTGATTTTGTGGTTTCTTGTTACGAAATAACAGTTGAGAAAACCGTTGCGTCAACTTCTTTTGCAAGTGAATCATCTTCACCGTAAAAAGCAACATCGTATTTTGAACCATCAGCACGGTTTTTTCCTGAACCACCTCCAATAGTTTGAAGTTGTACATATGGAAAATACCAAATAAGACCGTTCAAATCTTTTACAAAAACATAAAGGTATCGAGAACCCGCGCCCAAAATATTCAACGCTTTTGATTTTTCTTTTTCTCGTCTTGGTAGCATGATTGAAACCGTTCGGTTGACAACGTCAACACCAGCTTCGATTCCGTCTTGCTTTTCATCTGTATATTCGGAATATCTTCTTTTGACTTGTATGTTGATAGGGGCAGTTGAAACAGTCATCGCAGTTATTTCCCACGTTGATTCGTCTGCGGTGATCGCAGTCACATCTTCCATATCACCAACATAAATTTCGTCAATGCCTCCCGAATTTCGTGCGCACCCTAATGCAATTTCTTCGAGTGCGGTGCAGTTTTGTACTGGCATATTTTTAAAATTTAAAGTTTGTAAATAGGGCGGAACGAATCCCGCCCTTTATTAATTAATTTGTCTTATGCTTATGCACAATCCAATCCGTAAGTAACCCACTCGTTTTCGTCAGCAGTTGCCGAGTCATTTAAGAAGTTGAAACCAACTTTGAAGTCAGAACGCACACGGATAGTTTTGTCACCCGTTGTTTTTGACAAGTCAATCACGTTCAAATCTTCAGGATCAGAAACTAAGTCAGCAAGGAATACATAATTGTCAGCTTTTGAAACTGTCATTGTATTGTCTGACATTCCCGCACATACTGTCAATTTGTATCCAAGGAAGTTCAATTCAGGATCTTGCGCCGTGTAAACTTCTGCCGATTGAAGTGCAACCGCTAAACGGTATGAATCAGCAACGTTTTGAGAAACACACCAAAGTACGTCTTCTTTTACTTGCTTGATTCGTGTTGGGAGTGCATTACACACCGCAGTCAATTCAGCAATAACCGTTGAACTGTTAATTGTTGTTCCCGCCAATCTTTGAGCCGTGGGGATTGATGCTCCACAAAGTTGCTTTTCAAGACCGTCACAAAGACCGATGAAAGTTGATGGATCAGCCGCATCGAAAGTCACCGCCGTGTCACCTTGCCACGTTAAAACCTCTAAAAGGTCAGAAACGTTTCTTGATAATTCAGAGTACATGAAAGTTGCGTATTCTGCTGGCATCCACTCACCGTTTGATCCCGCTTTCATCCAATCAGCAAGGAATGATGTTTCCATTTCATACATACACAAATCAGTTCCGATTTGAATTTTGCAAGGCTCCATCTCTTTTGCTCCAAGCGCTGAATTTCCACCTTGGTATTCACAATCTCCAGGGAATAACAAAGTACCGAAAGAAAGATTTCCGATTTTTGTTTTCTCTTTGATGTTCAATACCTGACGGAAATATGAACTTGATCTGTTTTCCAAAAGTGCTTTCGTATAGAATTCTTTTGGGTTTACTTGCAACAACGCTTCGGTTGCTACGGTCATTGACATTTTTAAATCTCTTGTTGCCATTTTTGTTTTATTTTTGATTTTTGATTCCTACTTTTTTGATGCGCTAAATTTCGCAAACTTTGCAAGTTTTTCACCCATCAAGTCGATCCGACCTTTTGGTTCGTTGCTTGATAGTTGCGTGTTGCTTTCGTCAGCTACTTCAACGTCTTCGCTTGCTTCAGCTTTCACGTCTGCAACCATGTCGTACAATTCTTTAAACTTCGCGTCGATTTCTTCTTTTGAATAATACGCTTCCATTTCAGCTTCGTCAGCCATTTCAACTTTGACTTCTTCTTCTTTTTCTTCTTCAGCGTATTCCGTTTTGGCTTTCGCTTCAACAACCACTTCTTCTTCTTTTTCTTCGGTCATTTCAACGTCAACTTCTTCTTTTTCTTCAGTTGCTTCAACAACTTCTTCGCTTGCGCTTTCGTCAATTGGAACGATTGAAACAATCTTGTTGCACTTGTATTCGTTTTCTGTTCCCTCGTTTTCGATTACCTCCTCAACGGTGTAAACAGAGTCACCAATCGTATGAACGCCAATCGGCAATTCAATGTGTGCGTGCGGTTTCCCGTCTGCTTCCATTTCGACTTCTTTTTTTTCGTCTATCATTTTACTATTATTTATGGATTTTAGTTTTTCAATTGCCCAATTGACACCCGACGTGCCACCCCAACCAAGCCAAGCAACGCGCCCCGCATCTTTCCACGGTGTCGATTTATTTTCTTCGCTGACTTCGGCGTTCTTTTCGTGACGCTTAAATGATGCCATTCTTGCGATTGTGTCACGGCTGATATTCTCACCCTTGCTGATTTGGTTTGCACGAGTCCAACCGATGCGCCCCATTCCCTTAACTTCGTCACCGTATTCGTCGCGCCAATCCAAAACTTTTTGTGCGTTGTTCTTTGCGCTTTCGGGATAGTCGTTGTAAGTTTCTTCAAGTTTGATTTCTGACATTTCTAACATCGCCGAATGACCATGAATTGAGAAACCCGTCAACCCTCGATTTACATAATCGTGATAAACGTCTTTGTCTGTGAATTGCTGAACGGCAAACCAAGTCCCTTCAGGTACGTCGATTCCGTATTGCGTTTTTGATTTGTCGGTTTCAGGATTAGTCACAAGCCACGTTTCCAATATATAAGCGGGAACGGTTTTGCTTTCGTCGTGTTCTTCATTGAATACTTGTTTACCCGCTTGCTTTTCCATAAAGTCAACGAATACCGATTCAATGAATTCGGTTGTGACTTTGGCGTAATATTCTTCACCCGTCAATTCGTCTTTTCGATAAATGTTTCCAGGTGTTAAAACGGGCGACGCAATTCGGTGCTTGATGTCGTCTTTGAAAAATACGTTTTTGGTTTGATCACTAAATGCAACGCCTTTGATTTGGATTGCGGGGTTTTCCGTGTTTGCAATTTGAAAGATTGCAAGTTCGGTGTCTTCTTGATATTGTGGATCAATGGAAAGCGTATACGTTGGAATCATAACAATATAGTAAAAATGTGTATTTTTGTATTAAAAATTTAAAACTATGTTAATTTTCAATCTTGAGGGTGAAGAATTTAA